TCATCGCCGCCATGACGCTGTTGAGGCCCTTGACGGCGTCCTCGGTGCGCATCTCCAGGCGCATCTTCGGGCTGGGCATCTTCAGCAACGTCGACGCCAGCCGCTCGGCCTCCCGCCGGTTGCCGGTGATGGCGGTGATGTTGTCGACCAGGGACTTGCGGCCCCGGTCGTAGATGCCCGCCACGGTCTGCCAGGAGGCCCCGTTGTCCCGGGCCTTCGCCGCGGCGTCCTCGGTGGCCGAGGCCATCTGGCTCAGGGCGTCGCGGTTCGCGCGGCCCTTCTCCGTGCCGACGTCGAGGGTTCGGCCGTTCTCCTTGATGGACTTGGTGACGGCGTCGATCGCCGCTTCCATCTTGGTCTGCGCGTCGAACGCCGACCGGGAGGTCTCCGACAGGGCCTGGATCGACTGGCGCAGCCCGTCCGCGCTGAGCTTCTGCGCGTTGAGCTTCTGCTGCACCGACTGGGCCTGAGCGCCGAACACACCCTGCGCCTCGGCCGCCAACTGCGCCTCGAACTTGGCGTCCGCGATGGCCTCGCGGTAGTCCCCCAGCTGGCTGGTGAACTGCTCGGTGTCGCGGCCGCCCTTGCCGTACTCGGCCGTGAGCCGCTTCAGTGCCGCTTCTGCCAGATCGGCGTTGCCGCTGGACACCAGCCCGGCCAGGGCCTTGTCGACGGAGTCGATGTTCTCCTTGGCGTCCTTGACCGGGGTGCTGTCCCAGCCGGTCCAGCCGACCAGGAACTGCTGCACGTTGTCCATGGTCGACGGGTCGGTAAGCGAGCGGACCTTGTCGTACAGGCCGCCGAGGTCGGTCCCGAAGTGCTTCGCCGCCTCGCCGGTGACCTTGCCGGTGGCGCCGAGTTGTTTGAGGGAGCCGGTCAGCTTGTCGACGTCGGGCGGTGCCTGCTTGCCCATCTGCGACAGCTCGCCGAGCGCCACGATCAGCAGGCCGATGCCGGTGCCGGCCATCGCGACCTTCGTGGTGCGCGACAAGGCGGCGATGCTCGCGCGGACAGCAGCCAGCCGCCCGGGTGCGGCGGTCGCCGCGGTGTTCATCGTGATCAGTCCCCCGGCGAAACCGACCAGCGCTGTGCGCGCCGCCACCATGCCGAGCGCCGCTGCCTTGGTCAGCTTCAGCGCGATGGCCAGCTGCAGGAAGACGGCGATCGCTCCGGGCGGGACGGCGGACACCAGTCGCGCCAGGACCTCGACGGTCTGGAGCAGTCCGACGCCCACGTCGCTGCCCGCCTCCAGCACGTTCAGCACGGCCGTGCCGACGCTGCGCAGCACGCTCGCCACGGTCGGGCCCTGCGCTCGGGCCCACTCCAGGAACTCGCGGGCCTGGCCACCCACCTGCTTGCCGTCGCCGACACGCAGCAGGTGCACCAGTTCGTCGTTCACGCCACGCAGGGTCTTCTGCGCGAATGCGGTGAACTTGCTGTTGACCGCGTCGAACCCGGGGCTGGCGAAGCTGCCGCCCAGGATGGTGATGAACCGGTCGGTCTCGCCGGACGCCACCCGCACCAGGCCAGAGGTCTTGGGCAGCAGGGCGTTGGTGAGCATCAGGCCCTTGGTGACCGGGGCCATCGTGTCCCCGGCGAGGGAGTCCGACCAGGCCCGGCCCTCCTCCTTGAGCACGGCCAGGGCCGCGGCCGCCCGGCGGGTCTCCGGCGGCAGCTTCGCCGTCACCCGGGCCAGCTCGGCCTGCGCCTTGGCCGCCTCCGCCGACGACGCACCGGACTTCTCTACCGCGTCGTCGTACTGCTTCTGCGCGTCCGACACCTCGCCGAGCGCGGCGATCTGCGGCCCGAGGGCGGCGCCCATCGCCGCGACCGCGACCGCGACCGTGCCGGCGCCCGCGGCGATCGGGGCCAGCGAGGCCGCGGCCGGGATCGCCGCCGGGGCGAGCAGCAGCGCGGCCTTCTTCAGCTCGCCCAGGGCCTTGCCGCCGGCGTTGCTGTCGCGCTCCAGGCTGGCGAGGTGGCGGGTGCCGTTGTTGGCGAGACGCCGGAATGCGGCGTCGCCGTCGATGGCCATGGTCGTCAGGCGGCGGCCGAGCCGGTTGCTGGCGTCCCCGGCCCGGTCCAGGACCCGGCTCAGGTGGTCCTGGCCGGTGAGGATGAAGTTCATGGCCGGCATCGGCTATGCACCGCCTTCCGCCTGCAGGGCTGCCTGGTGCTGCTCGATCCAGGCGGCCAGGTTGTAGAAGTCAGTGACGCTCAGGTCATCGACGTCTCGGGGTGGGATGTGGAGGAGGTGAGCGAAGAGTCCGAGGTAGGCGTCTCGGGCGTACTCGATGTCGGGCTCGGGCTCGGGGAGTCGGCCGGAATCGGGTCCAGCTCCGGCTGCGGGCCGCTGTCCTCGGCGGTCTCTTTTGGGCCCGTGGCCCGGGCGGCGAGCAGCTGGCGGGCGTACTCCGGGTCGACTGCGACCTCAGCCAGCCGGGGGCCGATGATGCCTTCGATGGTCTCCCAGTCCAGCTCGGGGTCGACGGCGTCCAGGGTGGCGTCCAACCAGCGCTGGATCTCCTTGTTGTCCATGCGGGAGGTCAGCTCAGTCACTCCGGGGTCGAACTCCCCGAACCGCAGGGCGGGCTGAGTGCGCTTCTTGATGACCCAGACGATGCCGCGCATGGCGTCGAGGTCGTCCTCCTCGAGGCCGCTGAGGACCTGCTGCCACTTCATGTCGATCGTGCGCTGGACGATCGCCGCCTCGGACACCCGCAGACTGGAGGCGTCGTACTGCTCGGGCTCGCCGCCCTCGGGCGTGTAGACAACGATCACGGTGTGCTCCTATTCGAGGCGGCGGCGCACGTCGTCGACGACGCGCTCCACTTCACGGGTGATGCGCGGCTGGTGCGCGCGCACGGTCTTGTCCCACCACAGGGGGGTGGCGTTCTGCTGCGCCCAGCGGCGCCTGTTGCCGAAGACGGGGTGCCTGATGCGGCCCTCGTTGATGCGGTTGACCAGGCCGATGGGGATGTCGTCGGGCAACCGGGCCCGGTCCAGCCACACCTTGGCGCCCGGGCTGCCGCCGGTGCGGACGCTGATCCGGATGGCGGCGGCGATGGACGCACGCAGCGGCCGGGTGGTCGGCGACGGGCCGCCTCGCTTGCCCGCCTTGCGGCCCTCGCCGGTGATGGCCAGGCCGCGGATGGTGTCCTGCAGGTCGTCGCGCAGTGGCTCGGCGGCTCTGCGCAGGCGCCGCTGGAACGAGGCGCGGATGTTCTCGTGACCGGCCCGGCGCAGCCGCGCCGACAGTTCGAGCAGCTGGCCGGTGCCGATCACGCGGACGCTTGCCACCACACGCTCACAGGGTGGCGTCGGTGCTGATGTACTCGATCTTCGGCAGGTTGGTGCCGTCGTACAGGGCGGTGAAGTTGAACGTGGGCTTGACCACGCCGAACCCGTCGACCTGCGGCGGGCCCTCGTCCAGGCGGATCGCGGGCAGCGTCAGGCGCCACGTCTCGAAGTACGTCGTGGCGATGTTCGGACCGACGAACTCCCACACCAGAGACGTGGCGCCGTCGCTGGTGTGAAGGTCGTCCAGGGTGGTGGCGACGTAGTCCGTCTCCAGGTTCCCAGTGATCTTCACCTGGTCGTTCTCGATCGGCTCCTTCTTGAGGGCCGACTGGTTGGCGTAGAACCGCTCGACGTCCTGGGGACGCTCGATCTTCACGGACACCTTGCGGATGCCGTCGAGTGCGGCCTCCGTGCCGAAGCTGCCGGTCTTCAGCGCCATCTGCCCGAAGTGGTACGGCGACATCGAGGAGTACGAGGCGGCGGCCAGGGTCTGGCTCTCGTCGCAGTCCTTGCCGTCGATCTCGAACGTGCCAGTGAGCATCTCACCGACACCGCAGGAGAACTCACCGGAGGTGACCTTGCAGCCGACGAACGTCTTGTCGGTGACAGTGCCCGTCGTGAGCGGCACGCCCTTCTGGATCGTCAGGGACTTACCCGCGACGGAGGCCAGGGTGTGCGTCTGCAGGTAGGCCGGGCCGGCGCCCTGCTGGACGGGGGTGACGCTGGTGCCCATGAGGGCCTGGAGCAGCAGCCCCATGCCCTTGTTGGTGACCTCCAGGTCGATGCTGCCGCCGACCTCGCGGCGGGTGACCACGCGCCGCGAGGACAGCGCCATCAGCCGACCGGCGGCGATGCCCGCGCTCTGCGCCGTCGTCTTCTTGAGAGCCAGGCTCTCCTTGGTGAACTCGATGAACTTCGACGGCGCGACGAACGTGCCGTAGGTCGACTCTGCGCTGACGCCGAGCTGGGCGCCGAGCCCGGATCCGATCGCCATGGATCAGCCCTCCGTCTTCTGCGGCCGGGCCGCGGTCTTCTTCACCGGCGTCGACGCCGGTACGTTCTGCTGCTCGGCCGCCGGCTGGGCCTGCGGCTTGTGCAGCGGCTGCGGCTCGGCGTCGGGGGCCTCGTAGTCGGCGGGCTCCTCGACCGGCTCCCAGTTCGCGGGCTGGCAGACGTAGCCGTCGTACCGCTCGTCGGGCACCTCGACGACCTCGTCCGGCTCGACGGCCCGGCCCAGCTCGGGGACGGTGACCGGCTCGGGCCCCAGGTAGCGCACACGCGCCATGGCGTACTCCTCTGCGGTGGATGGATCAGATACGGGCCTGGCAGGTCACCGTGAAGGCGAGGCCCGCGACGCTGCCCTCTGCCTGGATCTGCTGCAGGTCGCCGGTCGTCAGGTGTGCCCAGAGCACCGCCCCGTTCAGGGTCGGCGCCTCGGGCGCCTCGTTGCTCGCGCGCAGGGCCTGCTCGATCTCGCCGACCAGGGCGAACACTTCGTTGCGTCGGGCCTGCATGTCCTTGTCGCCCGCCCGGGCTTCGGCGTAGCCGCTGATGGTGAACGACTCGTTGCGGGTGCGGGCACCGGCGCCGTTGAACTCCTGCTGCAGGGCCACGGCCGACTCGGCGCCCGGGGCGTAGCCGATGTGGATTCGGCGCCGCTCGGTGATGTTGACGGAGGCCGGGCCGTCGACGATCGCCACGGCGGCGAGCGCGGGCCGCGCGCGCAGGATGGCGAGCAGCTGGTCGACGGCGGCTGGGACGCGGGAGGTCAGCATCACGCGACCCCCGGCGGTAGCTTGAACGGCTCCAGCAGTTGCAGCACCCGGTTGGGCACCGCGTAGCCGAAGCCGGGGATGGGGTCGGTCACCGACCAGTCGTCGGCCCCGCCGACCGGGACCCGGGACGCCCCGTACTGGGTGCGCCACAGGTGCTGCAGCAGGATGAGCGCGGCGAGCTTGATGGTCGGTGGCACGGCGGCGCGGCCCGCGGTGTACGTCACCGTGTACCGGCCGGTCGGGAAGGTGGAGCCGTCGGCCCGGCTGATCGTGCCGGCCGGGCCGTTCACGTCGAGCGTGTTGGCCGGGTAGGTGATGACCTGGCCGAGCCCCCCGGCGAGGGAGGTCACCGACACCAGCGGCGGATGCAGGATGGCGAGCGCGGCGCCGCCGCCGGTGAGGACGTCGGTCACCTCCCGCTGCTCGACGACGCCCACGTAACCCTCGATGACCGAAGCCAGTGAGTCGACGTACACCTGCAGCTCGACGTCGTGCGAGGCGGTGTCGATGTCCAACTGCCGCTTGGCCTCTTCCAGCGTCACCAGCGTCATGCCCGCTCCCCTCCTACTCCTTGCCGCGCGGTGCGGCCTTGCGGCGGGCAGGACGGCGTGCGGCCCTCTCGGCGGCGGGCGGCTGCTCGGGCGTCTCGACGGGAACATCGCGCACCAGCTCGGCGCGCACGCCGTCCGCCCACTTCGTCGCCTCGGCGCCGGGGAGGTCGATCTCCTCCCCGGCGCGCCAGGAGAAGCCCTCGCCCGCAACGCTGGTCAGCATGCGGATGCGGGCCATCAGTCACCCAGGCCCTGGTGCCGCTGCTCGACCTCGCGCTCGGCCTGGGACTCAGCCGACTCCTTGGCCTTCTCGTGCGCCTCCTTGAGGGCCGCGACGTCGGCGTCCGGCTCCGAGGATCCAGTGCCGTCGTCGGCCGGCCCGGCGCTCACGCCGCGCGCGGCGACGTCGACGGCGGACACCGCCGGCACGGTGAGCTGCTCCTTCGCCGCGGCGATCGCGGTGTCCTTGTCGCCGATGAACTCCGGGTTGATCTGGTCCATGGAGCCGTCGGCGCGGCGCGAGGCCATGACGATGCGGTCGTGGTCGCCGTGCCGGGCCGCGGCCGCCGTCGGCTTGTTCTGCAGAACCCCCGTGTCCGGGGTCTCCTTCTTCGGGCTGGTCGCCATGAGGGCGTCCCTTCCTGTGAGTCGGCTTCAGGGCCGGGGCCGGATCAGGTGGCGGAGTTGCGGTACGCCTTGTACGCGGCGGTGTCCTGCGGCGTGCCGTCGGTCCGGGCGAACGCCAGGAACCCGACCTGCAGGTAGTCCGCGTACCGCTCGGCCAGGCGCAGCAGCTGCACGTCCTGCACGTCGCGGATGAGGTAGCCGGCGTAGAAGTCGCCGAACAGGATGCTCTTGGCGTTGGCCGCCATGACGGGCATGTCCTGGTTGATGGAGTAGCCGTAGCCGAGCAGCCCGTCCGGGACGCCGACCTGGATCGACGGCTCCCACAACGGCCGGTTCTGGCTGTCCTTGAGCTTGCGCGCGGCGGCCAGCGTGGTGTCGTTGAGCATGAACTGCGCGCGGCCGCTGTTGCGGTACGCCGGGTCCACGGAGTGGATGAGGTCGATCAGGTCGTCGTAGGTGACCGACGTCGTCTGCCCGGTCGTGCCGGTCTTGCCGATGACGGAGTTGGTCTGGACGCCCTCCGGCTGGGCGGTGCCCGTACCGGTGGTGAAGTGCTGGTTCTGCGCCCGGCCGATGCGCCGGCCGAGGACACCGGCCAGCCACGACTCCAGGTCGAACGCGTTGTCGTTGAGCAGCTGCAGCGAGACGCGCACCAGCTTCGACGTGTACATGTACGCGCCGATGTCGTTGGTGCCCAGCGTCACGTCCTGCTCGGTGACCTGGCTGTTCTCCGCCAGGATCGCGCCCACGTTGGCGGTGTCGTCGTTCGTCGGCCAGGGCAGCGTCGCCCCGGTCTCGGTGGTGATGACCTCGGCCACGTCCCGCATGGAGCTGTAGAACTTCTGCGCCTCGATGAGCTTGGCCCGGAACGGCGCCGGAACCATGTAGCCGCCGGCCGCGCCGGTGGCCACGCCCTGGGCGCGCAGCTCCTTGCCGTCGACCCAGCCGGACCGGAGCGCGGTGCGCTCCTCGCTGGACAGTTCGGTGGTGCCCTCGCGCACCCAGGAGCGCCAGGCGGTGGCGTAGGCCTCGGCCTTGTCGGGGCCGCCGTGCCGCTCCTCGTCGGCGTCCTTGGTGGCGTCGATGACCTGCGAGTAGTCGACGCTGGAGAGGCGGGCGTGGCGCTCCTCGCGCTCGATGTCGGTGGACAGCCGCTCGACGTCGGCGAGGGCGGCGTCCCAGGCGGAGCGGTCCTCGGCGGACAGCTCAGCGTCGGACGCGGCGCGGTTCTGGAACTCGGTCGCCTTGTTCCAGGCGGTGGCCCGCTGGTCGAGCAGGGTCTGAAGGGTGGGCATGCGTGCCTCCAGCACGAAGGGCCCCGCGCCGGTCGGCGGGGGCTGGGGGATGGGGTGTGGGTGCGGCTACCGCGCGAGGCGGTAGCGGGCGGCGAGCAGCTCCATCTGCCTCACCTGACGGCCCCCAGTGGTCTCTCCCGGCTGGGTTGCGTCGCTGCCCCGAGTGGCCGCAGGCGCGGCCGGCTCGTGGCGGAAGTCGAGTAGCTCGGGCCGGTGGGCGGCCCGGCGGTCGAAGGCCTCGGCGTCGCCGCGCGCGGCGAGCGCCACACCGACGGAGCGCAGGGCGGCGTCGGTGCCTTCGTAGGCGGGGAACGTCACAGCCGACACCTCGAACAGCTGCACCTCGCGGAGGATGCGCAGCTCGGCCTCCATGTCGCCCTCGGACGTCTGGACCGTGATGGTCTCCCAGTCGTCCTTCACGACGCGGAACCCGAACGACATCCCGGTGACGTTCTTGTTCTCCAGGTTCACGACCAGGTCCCCGACGTAGGAGAGGCGCGTGTCGAGGTCGGCGTCGACGGCCAGGCCGACGGCGTCCTGCGCCAGGCGCAGGCTGCCAGCCGATACGCGTGAGACGACCAGGCGGGTGTCGTGGTCGACGAGGAACCGGGCATCGCCCTCGCTGAGCGTCTTGGTGAACGCGCCCGGGGCGATCTCCTCGTAGAAGCCCCACGTAAGCGGGTTGCCGATGGCGGTGCGCTGGCTGAACACGGCGGCGTGGCCGCCGAAGCCGCGCACGCCCTGGTCGTCTCCGGCCGCGCGCAGCTGCACCCCGGCCGTGGCCAGGGTGAGGTCGCGGCGCTCCTCATTCCTGTTGGTCATCGTGGCCGCCTTCCTCGCGGGGTGGCTCGGGCTCGGGGGTCAGTAGCCGGTGCGCGGCCGCCAGATGGCGGGAGGCGCGCGCGGCACGGTCGTCGGGGCCGGCATCCGCGGGCGCGGCCTGCGCGGCGAGGGGGTCGCTGCCCAGCGGCGCCATGTACATCGGCTGCAGCCGCATGTCGCCCTCGGGCCCCTCGATGGGGGTGAGGTCTTCCAGGTCGCGGATGTCGTTGGCCGAGTAGGCGCCGCTGTCGCGCATCGCCCGGTAGAACGTGGCCCGCGCGCTGGAGTCCCCGCGCAGCAGACCACCGAGCTGATACTTCGCGTACTGGCTGGTGCCCAGCAGCTCCTTCGTGACGCGCTGCTCGGTCGGCGCCAGCCACGTTGGCGCCAGGTCCCAGGTGACGAAGCCCTGTGCCTGCTGCTCCAGGCCCGTTCCCCAGCTGGTCGACTTCTGCGTCTCCATCAGCAGGAACAGCGGCACGCCGAACATGCGTGCCACCTCGACGACTTGGAACTGCCTGCTCTCCAGGAACTGGGAGTCCTTGTACGGCATCGTCACCGGCTGGAACGACGCCCCGGAGTCCAGCACGGCGATGTCGCCGGCGGCCTCGTAGCCGGACAGCTTCGCGTTCCAGCCTGCCTTGAGCTGCTCGGCCTGCTCCTTGTTCAGCCGCTGCTCGGTCTGCAGCACGCCGGAGATCATGTTGCCGGAGCCGTACAGCTTCGCGGCCGCCTTCTCCGCGGCCATGCCCAGCCCGATGCCCTCGGCCGCGGCCCGGATCGGCGAGCAGCCGGTCACGCCGTCGTACCCGAGCGCGGGCAGGTGCAGGATCTCCCGGGACGTGCGGCGCTGACGTACCCCGTTGTCGTCCTGGATCCAGAACACCTTGCCGCCCGGGTTGTCCGGGGTCGGCTTCTCGCGGTCGACCTTCACCCGGTCCGGGCGGATGGGCCACAGCTGCACGACCTCGGTGCCTGCCCTGTTGAAGACCTTCTGCAGGTAGGCGTTGCCCCACAACAGCCGGTGCACGTACACCAGCCGCCACAGTTCGAAGCGGGTCAGCTCCGGGTGCGGGTCCTCCAGCAGGGCCACCGTGGTGCGGTCCCGGGTGCCCGCGGTGTAGGTGTGCAGCGGCAGGGAGGCGGCGACGTTCGCGATGACCGCCACCGACCGCCACACGGCCGGCATGTGCAGGGCGTTGGTCTCCGTGACCGACACCCCGGACTTCAGTGCCTGGCCGCCGAGCAGGCTGATCAGGCTCGTAGAGGTGAGCGGCACCGCCGGGTTCTCCACTGAGCGGCGCTCGAACAGGCCGAACAGGCTCATGGCCGGCGCTCCTTCCGTGAGGTGGGCAGCGGCCCGGGCAGCGCCCGTTCGACGGCCACGACGCCCGCCAGGCCGCCCAGGATGAGGGCGGCAGGCACGTAGACCAGGGCGACGCCGAGCAGGACGGTGAGGGCGAAGGCAAGCTCCAGCAGGTGCAACAGCACGGTCTTCACCACAGGTTCGGCGCTCCCTCGTCCTCGACCTCGACGCCGAGCCCCCACTTGGCGAGCGTCGCCGCCACCAGGGGGCTGATGTCCACGGACACGATGCGCCGGGCCCAGGCCCAGGCGTCGCCCAGCGTGCGCTTCTGTGCGCCCGCCAGGGCCGCCGCCAGCGGCGCCTGGTCCAGGTGCGAGAGGGTCTGTTCGGTCACGGCGTCGTAGAACTGGCCGCAGGCCGCGGCCACGTCCCGGCCCTTGGTCTGCACGACCTCGACGCCGAGGCGCTCCTCCAGGTCGGCGATGAGCGACCCGGCCGGTCCGGCGGCGTCGATGACCCAGCACCGGGGGTGCCACTTCTCGTGCAGGTCTGCGGCGCGCTCCAGGATCCAGCCCGTGCCGGGCCGGTGGTCGACGACCTCGACGTGCGTGCCGCCCCGCCACTCCCCCGCCACGGCGATCGCCGCGTGCGAGCGCTCAGGGGTCATGTCGATGGCGAACGCCACCGGGTCCGACGGCGTGGACTCGGCGGCCGCCAGAGCCCGCCAGGCGTCCTCTCCGATGACCTGCCAGGTGTCGGCCTCGTCGGACGGGTAGTCGCCCACGCCGAGCCGCTCACGTTCGAAGATGCCGCTCGCACCCAGCGAGGCCCGCTCGTTGCGGACGAACTCCGGGGTGATGAGGTAGCCCAGCGACGGGTTCGCCTTCGCCCACGACGCCGGATCATCGGCGCCGTCGTGCTCGGTGCAGCCGGGCGGGCACTCGTCCAGGTGCGGGTTCACCGACCACTCGAAGTACGCCAGCGACGGGTCAGCCTCCCCGGCCTCCAGCGCGGCCAGGGCCCGGCGCCGCAGACGGGCCAGCTGCACCGACTGGTGCCCGATGCCCGCGCTGCCGAAGTACCACAGCTGCGGGTTCTCGACCGCCGACATCGTCGGCATCAGCGCGCCCATCGCGTCGTCGCCGAGGATCATCGCCTCGTCGAGGATGTTGCAGTCACCGGTCCAGCCACGGCCCGACCCACCAGAGCGGGCGATGAACTGCAGCGACTGCCCGGTGACCAGCGTGATCGACGTCTCCGTGGTGTTGTTCAGCATCCGCTTGACGCGTTTGCGCAGGTCAGGGCACCCGAGGATCAGAGACTGGATCCGCTGGAACGCGACCCGGCTGGTCTTGAACTCGTGCGCGGAGTGGATGATCAGCCGCTCGCCGAGCAGGAACAGCCCGGCCAGCTCGCGGGCCTCGATCACTCCGCCCTTGCCGTTCTGGCGAGGGAGGTTCACGGCGCACTCGAACGCTGCCCACTGTCCGTCGTCCCGTTCGCGCAGGCCGACGTCCAGGACGTGCTGCTGCCAGGGCATCAGGTCAAGGCCGGCGTGCGCGGCCAGCTCCACCGCTTCCTGACCGGCCGAGGACAGGAACGACGGCGGTGCGGTGAACAGGCGGGGCCGCTGTGCACCGCGCAGCAGCTCAGGCTCGGCGAGCACGGATCCTCCCGTCCTGGCGCTTCTTGGCCAGCTCGTCCACGCGGTCCGCCTCCGCGGTGACCGGTGCGAGCTTGCGCAGGTCGGCCATCACAGCCCGTAGCTCACGACCGACGTTCGCCTTCGCCGTGGCCCCGTCCTCACCGTCCATCAGCCGGGCAAGGGT